CTCGGCCGTCGTGCCGGTCGAGTCGGTGGTCTCGCTGGCCGCGGCCTGCGTACGACGCGTCCAGATCTCGTCACCGTCGAGCGTGGTCTCACTCTTGGTGAAGTATTCGGTGATGATGTCGAGATCCTGACTGGTGCCGCCCGACGCCGCGGTGTGCTCGCGCAGGTCGACCACCAGGTCGTCACCGGCCGTGCCGGCACCGCAGTAGACGACGAACGTGCACGTTGTCGCCTTGCGCATGTCGATGCGCAGGCCGGTGTTCGCACCCGCCGTGAGTGCGACCGGGGCGATGGCGCCCGTGATGTCGAACAGCGAGCCGAGAGCCCGTTCCTTGGTAACCATGGGTCACCTTTCCGTTATGTCGTCGCAACCCGTGGAACGACGATCGCGCATGTCCGGGACTCGAACCCGGTGAAGCCGTACCCGCGTGGGGCCGTACGTTCAGCACGCCCGTGCACATGCACCCCGCCTGCAGCAACGCCCCGATAGCGACTGCAGGCAGAGGGAAACTCAGCCTTCGCCGCCGTCCTTCGACGGCTCAGGGACCTCGATCACGCCGGCCTCGCCCGCGATCTTCTCGGCCGCCTCGCGTGCCTCATCCTCGCTGCGGTACGGCGGAAGGTGATGCACGTTGACGCCCGCGGTGAGGTACACCGACCACAGGCCTTCCCGGTGGATGTTGTTGCTGTCGACGGCCGGGGCCACGCCGATCACGTCGACCGCCGACACGTTGACGTAGTTGCCACGCTCGTTCTTCACGAACACGATGAGTACCCCTCAGGTCCGGGTGATCAGTTCGATGAACGGGCTGAGCGTGGCCGTCGACCCGTTGGCCGGCGTGATCGGACTGTTGAGCCACGGCCGGCCGTCGGTGCGCTGGATGATGCGGAACATCGTCTGGTCGCGGGTGAACCGAGCGTGCTCACTGCGGGCCATCTGCATCTGCATCCGGTCACCGATGAGGTAGTAGGACAGGTCCACCAGGGCGATGTCGCCGCGGGTACCCAACTTCACCGTCTTCTCGGTGAAGATCACCGGACGGCCCAGGATGGTCACCGGCCACGAACCCGCGATGTTCGAGATGAACACCGGCGAGTTGTCGGCCGCCGCGAGCGTGAAGATCTGCGGCATCGCGTCGTGCGAGATCAGCCACACCGAGTTGCCGTACGAGGTCGGCAGCATCCGCGAGGCCATCTCGTAGATGTTGCCGGCCACGATCGTGTTGACGGCCTGCGCGCCGAACTCCGCGACCTCGATGGCGCCGGTGTTGCCGGCACCCAGGAAGCCCAGGGGCTCGCCGACGCCCGACCCGCGGATGTAGGCGATGTCCTCGAAGAACCGGATGGCCGACGGCCACGCCCGCTCGACGAACGCGGCGAACCCGGGCGCGTCCATCATGAGTTCGTTAGGGACGGCCGACAGACCGGTGAGCTTCTGCGCTTCGAGCAGCACCGACCCGAACTTGGCCTGCGACTCGACCAACTCGGCGGACTCTTCGGTCCAGTAGGCGACCATGCCGCCGTGCACCTGACCGACGTTCGTGCTGCTGTCGATCATGGGGATGCGCAGCTTCAACGCCGTCATCGGGATGACGGTCGCCCGCGGGCGCACGAGCGCGCTTTCGAGCGCGAGTTCGAGCAGGGTGGCCCGGAACTCCTCAGGCACGAGGAACCCGCCGTCACCCGGGACGGTGCCCGAGTAGGCCGCGGTCGGCGACGACATTTCGTCGCGGATGCGCTCGATCTGGCCGCGCACCTCACGCAGGTGCTTGGGCGTCTCAGACATGTCCTTGGCGCCGGCCGCGACCAGGAAGTCACCGAAATCGAACTTCCCGTCGAGCGCGACACCGGGCGCGTGCTTGTTCCACAGCTTGGACCGGTCGGCCCGGGCCCGCCAGGCGTCGCCGCGCCCACCCGGGTTGCGCGGGTCGATGTTCAGCCGGTTCAGCGTGGTGCGGTCCTGCGAGTCACCCTTCAGGAGTTGCGTGAGGATTTTCTCGGCCGCCTTGTTGGCGACGGCGTCGACGGCCTCGGGGGACGTGGCCTCGGCCAGACCCTTGATCGCCTGCGTGTCGAGATCCGACAACGCGCCCTGCCCGGCGCTGGTGCGCGCCCAGGCCTGCGCATAGCGTGTGTGGAACTCCGCGGCGACCTGGGGGTTACGGAGCTTGCCGGCGTCGGCCGACGTGTAGAAGTCGGCGAGGGCGGTGGGGCTGTCCGGGATGGTCAGCGAGTCGAGCACCGCCATACCGTCGTTCCACAGCTTGCCGATCCTGCGCACGTCGACACCATGGCGCGCGGCCATGGCGAGGGCGTCACGCTCCCGGGGAGTGGACTTTGCGGGCATTGCGTCTCCTCTCGGGAGCATTAGTTACTTACCGGTACCCAGTAGCCACGCGGGCAATGGGTCGGATTCGATGGGATGAGCGGCCAACCAGGCCATCGCGAAGGCCTCAGGATCTGCGGTCGAAACACCTGTCTTATCCGCAGTCTCCCGTGTGATGTGTGCCGTAGTTACCGGCATGCGTGCGAGGGCGGCGAGGGCGTCATCACGCTGCGCGGCCACCAGGCGGTGGCCGGCGGCGATGCTCGACCGGTCGAACACCTCGCGCGCGTCGTCCTGCGCGGGCTCGACCGGCTCACCGTCCTGCTGGCCGGCGACGGTGCCGGCCACGCGGTCGGCCAGCCCGGCCTCAACCGCCTCATCGGCGGTGTACCACCGGCCCTGGCCGTTCTTCTCGGCCATCACCGCCGCCCAGGTCTCGGCCGTCCCGCCCGCCCGCGAGGCGTACACGCTGGCGATGCTGCTGCCCACCTTGTCGAGCAGGTCGGCGCTATCGCGGTGGTCGAACGCGTTGCCCCACGTCATCGCGATCGCGTCGTGCAGCATCATCATCGAGCCCTTGTTCATCTCGATCTCATCGCAGGCCTGGATGATGAAGCTCGCCGCGCTGGCCGCGAGGCCGTCGACGTAGCCGACGAACCGGGCCGGGTGGGCCGCGATGCTGTTGAAGATCGCGAGGCCGTCGAACACCGACCCGCCGGGCGAGTTGACGTGCAGGTGCACCTCGCTCGCGTCAACCGCGCGCAGGGCGTCGGCGAAATCCTGGGCGGTGACGCCCCATCCGCCGATCTCCTCGTAGATGTCGACGCGCGCGGCGTTGCTGACGGTGCCCGTACCGCGTTCACCACCGAGATTCGAGACCTTGAACCACGACCTACGCTGAGACGGGTCGGCCGCCGCGGCGAGGTTGGACGGGCGCCGGTCGACCGGGGCCGGCGGGGCGGCGACCATCGTGATCGGGCCGGATCTACGCGCCATCAGTCCTCATCTCCCCACTTCGCGACGAACGTTCCGCGACAGCGCTCCCGGCCCTCGCAGAACAGGTACCCGCCGTCGCCGCCGTAGGCCAGCAGCACAGCGTCAAGATTCGGTAGCCGCTTGCCGTCGATACTGGCACATGGCTTACAGGTCGAGCCGTCCAAGATCTCGGTCGCGTAGTACCTGGCCTCGGGAGCGCGACGCAGCACGCCCAGACGGCCGGCATTCTGCGCCCGCGACAACAAACCACCCAGCGTCGCGCGCAGGCTCCTACCGCTCAGGCCTTTGAGGAACCCCTTGACCCGGTCGGCGATGTCGGCCGCCGGCCGGCCCGACCCCCACCAGCGCAGCGCTTCCCTGCCGGCGGCCTGGGCGTACCCGGAGAGCAGCAGGGCGACGGCGGCCTGTGCGGTCTGCGACCAGAGTTCGGCGTTGCGCACCGTGACCATGGTCCGGTCGAAGATCACGCCCTGCGTGGCGGCCTCCGCGCGCATGCGCGCTTCGGCCCGCAGCTCCATTGCCTGCATCGCCTGTTCGAGTTCGACGGCGGCGGGCTGCAGGTCCACACCGAAATCGAGCAGCACCAGCCGGGGCGGGTCGTTGACCTCAAGCGCCTTCTCGACGGACTCGATCACCGCATCGCGCCACGCGGGCGTGATGTCGCGGGCCCATGTCTGTTCGAGGGCGTCGAGCGCGCGCGTCCAGTCGTCCTGCACGCGCTGCAGTTCGGCCGGGACCTCGGCGACGATCTCACCTTCGAGAGTGTCGCCGCGCCAGCCTGATACAACCCGTTCGAGAAATCCTCGCGCGGGTGGCGCGAGGGCGGCCGGCGGCTTGTTGCCCGCCCCGCCGTTGCCACCCGGGGGAGCACCGACCGGCGCCGGCCTGGGTTCGACCTTTTCCCACCCCTCGATGGCGGGCAGGCCGGCCACTTCGAGGGCGCCGGGCCCCGGGAAGCCTGCCGTCACGAGCGCCTGCACGCCCTGCGAGCGGGTGAGGAACACCTTGGCCGCGGCCTCGACATCGCCGTCCACCGGCGAGCGGTAGGCGTAGGTGAGGCCGGCGGCCATCGTGCCGAACATCGGCGCGAGCCGGTTGTTCAGGGCGTCGCGGGTGCGGTCGAGCCGTTCGACGATCAGCCACTTGGCAAAGAAATCGTCCGAGGCCTCTGCGCTGGCCCGGTTGACATCCTCGACGATGCCCTGCGCGAACTTCGGGAAGCCGTACGCCTCGCGGATGGCATCCCCGCTCATGCCGTGCAGGGCATCGAACAGCATCTCGCGGTGGGTGAACCCGGACGGCACCCACTTGCCACCCTCGACGATGGCCACCCGGTGGGCGTTGTTGGTGCCCTGGTGGGTGGCGCGCCAGCGGTCGACGATCTCCTCGAACTCGTGATCCTGCAGGCGCTCCTCGTACTCGATGATGCCGCCCGGGATGGCCGAGTTCTCGAAGAACTTGGCGTTCCACGCGGCGGCCATCGAGGCCGCTTTGAGTTCGGGCAGCAGCGCACCGATCGGCGACAACCCGCGGTACGGATCATGCGGGTCGGGCTTGCGGATCTGAATGACCTCATCGGTCAGCAGCGGGATCTTCTCGCCGTCCGGATCGGTGTACCACCAGCCGACCAGGTAATCGCGGGGATGCTTGGCCGGCGTCATCCGGTCCGGGCGCAGGGGCCACAGCTCGACCGGCACGCCCAGGAATTTCACGACGAACCAGTACGACTCGCCGGTGAGTTCGAGGTGCTGCGCGTAGGACTCACGGAAGATCATTCCCGTGAAATGTTCGTTGGGGCGGTTCCAGATCCGCATCATCGGGTGGTCGTCGGGCACCACGTGCAGGCGCTGGCCCTGCTCACCGCAGTCTTCGCACTTTTCGCCCGGCGCATCGGCGTGCAGGTGCCACAGGACACGCGAGAACGGGCCGGCCAACCGGTCGACCACGCCGAAGAGAGCCCCGCTACCGCGGGTCTGCTGCAGCTCCGTCTCGCGGTCGATCGTCGTCCCGCCGCCCAGGTAGGTGCCCAGGCTCGCGCCCGTGCCCGACCGGGCGACGTAGGGGACGGGGCTCTTGTTCTCGACCGGCGTGCGCGGGCTCAGACGCGCGATGAGGCCCTTACCCACGTGCTGCCCCGCTCGATACCTCGGGGCGCAGGGCGTGCCCGGCCACGATCAGCACGGGGCATCCGACCGCGAGGGCCGCGGCGAGTCCGAACGCGAGGCCGGCCGCCGCGGGCGCGCATGCGAGGCCTGCGAATGACAGCAGGTCCGGGAGGGCGCGACGGGTGACGACCGCCGCCACGATCGCCACCGACGCGACCACCGATGCGCCGACACCGGCGGCACGCTGCAGCCGGCGTGCCCGGACCGTGAGCCACGCGCGTCGGTAACCTCGCGGACGATCCACCCGAGGATGTACACCGAAAGACAGGCCAACGCCAGCCAACCGATCGACGGACCGGGTACGGGAACCCCGCTCATCCCATGCTCCGGAAACCGGGGCGGAAACGAGACGATCGCGCCATCGCGAGATACCTGACGCAGTCCATCCCATGATCGTCTTCCTTCAGGGGTTCCTCTTTGATCTTCCCGTGGGCGCCAGTGTCCCACACGTAACCCGGGAATTCCTCAACCGTCCGTGTGGGTTTCTTGACATCGCGCAAACTCTGGTCTACCGGGTGGGCCAGCACGTCACGCATGAACAGCATCCGCCGGTCGCGCAGCCTGACCTGCACCTCGCCGATGCCGTCGAGTACTTCCTTCTTCGCCTTGCTGGTGGTCTGGCCGGTGATCTTGGACCACATCGCCCGGCCCTCGGCGTCGTGGTCGGCGACGATGTTGCGCGGCTTCGGCTCTCTCCAGATCCAC